GTACCTGATCGAGCAGGTTCAGCACGTCAACCCGGACCCGGTGGGCTCCAGCAGCGAGAACACCCCGAGCGTGATTCGCATGCAGTACAACCACCCCGTCAAGGAGCTCATCTGGTGCTACCAGAACAACTCTATCGGCACGAACCCGAATGCCCTCTGGAATTTTTCGTCCAGCGTGGCGAACGTGAACGTGACGGTCGACCTCAACCAGATTGCCCAGGCCGGAGCGTCCCAGATCCCCAACTGGACTGGCGCCCCCGTTCTCTACACGCCGTCGCCCTTGGCGTCTCCCCTTTACGTTGCGGCTGACGGAGGCGGCTTCGTGACCGGAGCCTCCGTCTCTGTGCAGTCCAACGTGCTGACCGGCAACGTATTCTGGACCGAAGGTGGTGTCCCCCAGTATGGCGCAACGTCGAATGTCGTCTACGGACAGGAGGTGGGACCCCTGCACCAGGCCAAGATCATCCTCAACGGCACGGATCGTTTCGTACCCCAGTTCGGCAAGTACTTTAACCAGTATCAGCCTTATGTGTATCATTCGGGATCTCCGTACCCGGGCATCTACATGTACTCGTTCGCCATCAAGCCGGAGGAACTCCAGCCCAGCGGCACTTGCAACTTTAGCCGCATCGACATGGCCCAGATTGCCGTGAACCTCAAGACGGGTGTGCCCTATACTACCCTCCAGCAGCGCATGTTCGCCGTCAATTACAACATCCTGCGTATCCAGTCTGGTCTTGGGGGCGTCGCGTTCGCGAACTAAAGAAATCCCTCGTTCTAAAATTAGGTTGATGCCATTTGTGTATTCCATAAAGTGTAAACTAGAACCATTCCGTGAATATATAGGTCAGACGGTTCAGGATGATTTTCAAATCCGCCTGAACGGTCATATATCCGAAGCGAACAATGGTCGAAGACGCCACCTCTACAACGCCATTCGTCTGTACGGATGGGACCAATTTCAGATTGAAATTCTTCATTCCTTTCCCAGAGAGGGCAATTGGCAAGAGCGTCTGGACGACATCGAGATCCAGGAGATTGCTCAGCGTGGGACCCTAGCTCCAAACGGCTACAATAATGAGACCGGTGGGAACAAAAACAAGGTGCTTCACGAGGACACCAAGGTCTTAATGAGCGTCGCCCACTCAGGCGAGCGCCACCACATGTTTGGGAAACATCATGATGACGAGGCAAAGGAACTTTTGAAAGAGGCGAACCGCAAGCCTGTTCAGCAATGGTCCAAGGATGGGACCCAACTCCTCAGGACGTTCGAGTCGGTCGAGGAGGCTTCAGGAAGCAATGGAGCCTTGTCCGTGAACATCGGACGGGTGTGCAGTGGGAAGGAAGGACGGAAAACAGCCGGGGGGTTTCATTGGAAGTTTGTGAATCAGGATGACAAGGAGACCAAGACGGTTCTGCTGTTCACGAAGATCCAGCAATGGTCATTTGATGGCAAGACTCTGATAGAAGAGTTCGATACCATCCGCGCCGCGGGTGAAAAGACGGGAGCTGGAACCGGTCATATAAGCAAGTGTTGCAAGGGCACGTCTCGGTCATCAGGCGGGTTTAAATGGAAAGCTGTCTAAATTTTTTTCTTGGGGGATAGTACAAAGCGAACATGGCCGGGGGATTGATGCAATTGGTTGCGTACGGAGCGCAGGACGTTTATCTGACCGGTCAGCCCAAGGTGACCTTCTTCCAGGCGGTGTACAAGCGCCACACGAACTTTGCGATGGAGAACATCCAGCAGACCGTGAACGGCTCGGCTTCCAACAGCGGCCGCGTGTCCGTGACCATTGCCCGCAACGGCGATCTGGTCGGTGACATGTACATCCGCCTGCAGCCCACGATGCAGAACTCTGCCAACCTGACCTCCACCGGCTCCAACTTCGATTCCAACTGGGTGGCTGAGCGCTCTATCGCCTCCATTGAGCTGACGATCGGTGGTCAGCGCATCGACAAGCACTACCAGGCCTGGTGGCGTCTGTACGCCGAGCTGTTCCTCGGCGAGTCCGACAAGATCAACTACGGCAAGATGACGTCCAGCCCTGTGACCGTGGTCGACACCACCAACCTGAACAGCGTGTACCTGCCCCTGCTGTTCTTCTTCAACCGCAACCCGGGCCTGTACCTGCCTCTGATTGCCCTGCAGTACCACGAGGTCCGCCTGGACTTCGACCTGACCTCGAGCTTCGCGAGCTACTTCGGCTCCTCAAGCCCGGCGTTCGAGGTGTGGGCCAACTACGTGTACCTGGACACTGAGGAGCGCCGCCGCTTCGCCCAGAAGGGCCACGAGTACCTGATCGAGCAGGTGCAGCACACTGGCGGTGACCAGCTGGATCAGACCGGCTCCGTCGCTGCTCAGCTGGTGCGTCTGTCCTTCAACCACCCAGTGAAGGAGCTGATCTGGTGCTACCAGAACCCCGCAGCCACATCCACAGCTCAGCTGAACGGCATGTGGAATTTCTGCACGAGCACCGCCAACGTGAACGTGTCCTCCAACCTGCTGTCTCTGCAGGCGTCCAACAACTACGTGATGCCCAACGTGACTGGTGTGCCCCAGCTGGTCTCCACGTCAGGTGTTCTGTCTAGCAATGTGTTCGGCCTGACCAACTTCCTGGGCTGCAACGCCGCCTACTGGGTGGAGCAGGGTCTGCCGATCCTGAACAACTTAGCACCAGGCGTGGAGGTGGGTCCCCTGAACCAGTTCAAGGTGATCCTAAACGGCCAGGACCGCTTCAAGGAGCAGTACGGCAACTACTTCAACCAGGTGCAGCCATTCTACCACCACACCGGCACCCCCTACCCCGGCATCTACGTGTACTCCTTCGCCCTGCAGCCGGAGGAGCACCAGCCAACCGGCACCTGCAACTTCTCTCGCATTGACAACGCTCAGGTGTCAGTCGCGATGAAGGGTGCCAACAACTCTGCCACGCTGCAGAAGCTGTTCGCAGTGAACTACAACATCCTGCGTATCCAGTCTGGCATGGGCGGATTGGCGTTCAGTAACTGAGCCCTACCATACATTTGCGAAGCGAAATGCGAAAACCCAAAAGAGGGCTTCGGCCCCAAGAACCTGATTGAATCCGGTTCTTGGGATCGAACTAAAATACATTGCAAAATTTTTTATTATTCATTTACGTAGACGCTTCGTCGTCGACCAACTCAATCGAAATCACAGGAAACTCATACCACTGAATGTCCGAGTCGAGATCAGCCAAGTCTGACGGAAACGAACGTAGAACCTGGAGATCGATGAACGGCTTCATGTCGTCGTCCGATCCGTAAAACATATTGTCAGTGCGAATTCGCTCGGCGCGCGCGTCGGACAATTTGACGAGCGCAACCACCTTGTTGAATGCGATGCGGAATATCATATCATCGCAGTCTTCGTCGTCGCAGTGGTTATCCACGAACGTATACGGGCGAAGATATGTCATCCGGTACAGTTTCTCGGCTGCCGCCGCCTTTTTCTTGAAAACACTCTGACAAATCTCCATACCCTCTTTGTACTGGGCGTCTGTCAAGTGTTCCTTGATCGAATCGATGAAATCTGAAATATCGTGTGCTGTCATTGACAAGCAAACACAGAATGTCTCTAGGTAGTAAACAAGTCCTTCGGACTTGGTGGTGCCATGGTCAACACCTTTGTCACGTCCGATTCCGTAGTCGAATGTGCGAAAGCTCTTGATTATCGCAGACTTGGAAAACAACGCGTCGAGGCGTATCAACTCTGGCGAGCCCTCATGGGAATGACGAAAGGGTGGACGAAACACCCCGCAACTCTCATGTGGACTGGACACACGTGTTTTTTGGCTCTGTACTGTAACACTATGATTGATGAATGGGTAGCTCGCGGGTACAAAAACACGATGCAAAAGCTCCCGGTTTGTAAAAACCCTCGCCCGCCGTGGTGGTGGGGCTGGGAACCGTTGATGATGTCTCATAGGGCATCACTGAACCGAAAAATGCCAACGTACTACGCGTTTGAAGTTGGTGAATACGCAGACTGGGGATACATTTGGCCCTCGAAAGTGCCCAAGGAACTTCGGACCGACAACCCACCCCTCGACAAGGTGTGTGCACCTACATCCACAGGTGGCTCGGGGTCGGCTCGCGGAACTCACGCACGTACCGGTTGATGTTCCGGTTGTTGCTCCCCTGGCCATAGTTGTGCATCGCCTGCAGGATGTTGGAACGGGTCATGCGACGCGGTGTACCCTCGCTCACATTCTTGTAGCTTCCGGCTGATGAGCCCTTCTTGAAACGCCAGCCGTGGCCGTTGCCGGCCACGATCT